GGTCTCTCAATATGTAAATTATCCTCCTCAACTGGCTTCAAGGTGGTCTTTATCATATGCATATATTTATCCAAAGCCACCAATGGAACCGGCCCCTTATATTCACTCAGAGGCGGATTTTTGTTTTCCATATATTGGTTAAAGTAGTATAACTCTTCACCAGATATAGGGTTCAATTTCGATAGACGAGTCTTATCAATGACATGTGTGATGAATCGACTCACACATCGGTTTAACACGTCGTCATGATCAAAATTGCTTTGAAGTTCCGGAACATTCATATTCCGTTTCTTCACTGCCAACAAAACCTCCCGTTGGGTGGGTACTCTGTGAGACAAACCACCAACACTCAAAGTTGGAATCAGGCGGGTATCAACACCTTTAGTCCAATCGTTGAAAGTAGACAAATCAAGATCACAATGAGTCACTTCCAAATCGATGTCATGTGTCTCAACCCACTCCTGGAAAAACCTATCATCAACTGAGTGGTGATGGGGGAAAAGCTCATTAACGGCATCCTGGACAATTCCAGGATCAGGTCTAGCCTGTTGTATCTTAGGAACCCATTTGGAACACTTATCTTCAAATGTGTAAGACACAAAACCGCAAGATCTAACATCCGCATCACAGGAAATCTCTTCGGCCACAGATTGGCCGGGATCAACCCATACTTCCCCGACGACTTTCCCATCATCGTCGAATGGAATAACCTCGACCACACTCTCACGATCACACATTTTTGTTGGTATATCTTGAATTTCTTCAAGATGCTCAACAAAAGAAGTGTCGGAAACATCACCCCAGGAATTCCCTTCTGGGATGTGTGAAACGTTAGAAATAAACTCTAACGTCTCATCGTGGTCGGAAACAGATTGCTTATCATCACAAACATTAACACATAACGATGTATAATCAACATCGAGATCATCATACGGTAGATAAAAGGGGTCAATCTCATGGACATAATCCTGAGTGTCCTTTTCTACATAATCGTCATCAGATCCCAATATCATCAACATCGTCATGTGAATGGTGGCAAATTCTGAAAACTTCGCCGTATGTTCAACAATGAATTTAAAGAAAAACATGTTGACCCAATCTTGATAATCGGCGGGAACAATCTCGAATGAACGTCCAACGTCAATTCGGCACCTCAAAAAGTGGACAATGAGGTTCTTGATTACTGAATCCATTTCTGGAGGTTCTGATTCG